TACATTTTCTTTGACTGCGGCTAAAGCTACAATATCAGTATCTGCTTTGGTTAATTTTCTTTTGGCTTTTCCAACAGAGGTAGAAAAATTATAACGAGGTCTGCCACCTTTAGCAGAATGTTTGTCAGTAGTTCCAGAGCATTTTACTTGTAATCTTACAGGCTTGTTTAAGACATTTACTATAATGTCATACCCTTCCGCTTCAACTAAAGAAGTATGATAACCTAACTTTTCTAGCTCTAAACAAACCATTAATTCACCAACTCTGCCTAACTGCTTGTTGTTATTACCCAAACCATTTCCCAAGACTGGTAGCAACAGCTGCGGATATACCACTTGCAGTTAGAAATACTCCTATTATTATCCCCCTACCAGACTTAAATTGACCCTCAAGAGAATCAATTCTTCCGTTCAACCTATTAACTTGTTTTTCCAAAGACTCAACAGCGACAATTAACTTACCCTGTTCTAGTTCGGATAAACCAGCCATGACAATTATCCTTCTTCGTGATTACAGTCGTAATGCACATTATTGAAGTTTAAAGCAGAATACTTTAGATACTTTCTATAATCTTTAGGTATATATTTTAAAGGAACAAAGGAGCATACCAAAGATGATAAAGTAACTATACTTGTTAAAATAGTTAATAATACTAACATTTCTACTCCTATTCGCTTGGTTGAGTAGGCATATCAATATATGGAAAACCTTCTTGCTCTGGCAAATCTCTAAGGTCTTGTCTGTAAGTAGCCATTTCATCAGATAAAGTTCTGTCAGTAAGAGCATGATGGTCTGTTAATTTTAACAGTTCATCTCTTTCTAGTCTTTTACTGTACTCATCAGAGACTCTTTCTTCTTCTGTTTTGTTTTTTACAGTCCAACCTATACTCCAAGAACCATCTTTATAAGTTGGTGCTTCGTCAAGTTCTAACCTTTTATCATTAGATATTTCTGGTTGTGCTTCTACAGAAACAGGGTACACATTATAAGACTGCAATACCTCATCTGTTATCTCAGAAGGAAAACTTGTATTTGGATTATCCTGTTTTAATTTTGTAATAGAGTAAGGGTATTCATCTATAACACCTCTGCTTTTTTCTTTTACTTGCGACATTTTTTTTCTCCTTTGTTTTAATTAATTAACTGGTGTTGCTTCCAGTATGTAATGCTGTTCCCCATTCAGAATCTTCTCCAGCACCAAGAATTTTATGAGCTTTATTTTGTTTAGCTGTGTCAAAATCTATATTTATAGTAGAACCTACTTGCGTAGTTTTATTAAATATCATTAAATCACATCTATTTTTATTTGTTACAGACCAGTCTGGAACTAAAATAGCCATATATCCATCATCATTAATTCTTCTCATAGAACAAGACATCATTTCATAATTAGCTGAACCAGCCGAACTAGCATAAATATTAGCTGTTGCTTGATAGCATCTGTTAGAACTTAATACAGGACCTACAGTAACACTTTGACTTCCATAAGTACCTCCTAAATCCATAAATAATAATCTTGAAGCAAAGCCACCATCTCCTCCACTACCATAAGTGCTACTGCAACCATATATACCATTCACAAAGTTACTTGCTAATGGAGATTGTTGTTGATAATCAAATGTTTGGTTAGAACTTGTAGAAAATGTACCTCCATTCCAAGGGCTAGTAATTGTAGGTTGAACACCACCATTAGCTTCATTTCTAGGTGTTGGTACTTGATATGTGTTTCCTATACCACTACCTTGAGTATTAGAAGGATTTACAAAATACCAATTTTCATCAAAATATTTTTGCGCACCATGCGTTGATGTTAGTCTTACTCCTGTTCCTCTTGAATAATTAGAGGTTGGACCAAAATAATTGTTAGAGCCAGACAGATTGGGTTCATAAGTGTTAGAACCAAAAGTATTTTGAAAGGTTGCTCTATAAAGTTTTACATTATAAGTAGAGGTAGGAGGAACAGCTCCTTCTTGATAAAAAAGTTGGTCTTCCCAATTAGAATACCCTGTACTATTAACATCAAAACCTACTATAGAACCACCATTATTTAATGCAGTATTTCCCCATGAACTTGATTTAGTTTGAGTTCTTCCTGTAGGGGCAACTGTTCTATCACCAGTTAGTCTAATCATACCAAATTGCTGTCTATGAGTTCCAGAATAATTATAATACATTAATTGTCCAATATCTAACCAAGGAGTACCACCGCTTGTTCCGTTTTGAAATGGTGTGTATATTCCGTAAGCTGGACCATATTGACTAACATTGCTCCAAGTAAAAGGATTGTTATGATAACTAATATCGCCAGTTAGCACATCAATACCCCACCATTGATTATTTGATGCAGCTGTAACCCACATAATATCACCAACCATATTAATATTAATATTACCTCCTCCATTCCAAGTGGTAGGAAAAGAATACCAAGGACTACCACTACCAGCTCCATAACCAATTTCTGTAGAAAATTGAATATCTCCGTTAGTGTTAATTAAATGAAAATAATACTTATCACTTCCACTTGCATCAGATTTTGAGACCCATGGTATGACTACATTTGATATGCTTCCACCACTACCAGCGGCAGCCATCATAGCTTTAGTTCCTGTACTCATTTATTTATCTCCTAGTATAAATCTTGTCCAGCTGTAAAGGCAAACCAATTTGTTCCACCATCAACTGTAAGTAAAACAAAAACATCACAATTTGAAGTTGACAATGTTGGTGCTGTATCGGCAGCCCATTTAACAGAATTACCCCATGCTATAGTATAGGAAGAACCAGTTACTTTTAATATCATGGAATAAGCATTTCCTGAGGTTGGAACATTAGTAAATGTTAGGGTTGTAATGTTTTGAGAAGGAGTAAACTCAAAAACATTAGCACTAGAACAATCTAAAGTTAATGTGCCTGTGCTTTGTGTAACTGCTGATTTTGTTTCTCTAGCACTTGTTGATTTTAAAATTGTAGAAGTAACAGCAGCTGGAACACTACCACCTATAACAGTTCCATCTACAGTTCCGCCATTTATATCTGCTGTAGTTATTGACCCAGCGTTTGATATTGTCGCTCCTGTAAAGTTTACTGTTCCTGTTGATGTTAAATTTGTTGCTGTTATTGCTCCAGCAGAGGAAGCACCGATAGTAACTCCGTCAATAGTACCGCCATTTAAGTCAACTGTGGTTACAGTACCTAAGTTAGAAATAGTAGCTCCAGTTGCTGATATTGCTGCATTATTAAGAGTAACAGTTCCAGAAGCAGTTAAAGTACCTCCTACTGTTAATGTTTTGCCGCTACCTACTTGAACACCTACGGAAGTACCAGTTCCGTTTGCTGCAAATAAAGCGTCAATACTGTCTAATCCTTGATTTAACTTAGTACCCCAAGTGTCGGTACTTGCTCCGACTTCTGGCTTGGTTAAGCCTAAATTTGTTGTTGTTGTATCTGCCATTTGTTTTCTCCTTTAAAATTTTAATTAAGCGGCTACCTTGTAAACATTTGTCCAATCAGTAGAAGTTATAGGAACATCTTCCCATTTATATCTTGCACTAAAGTTTGTTGATGAAGCTGCGGATATATTGTTAACATCTATAAACACTATTCTTACTGGTGAAACTGCTACAGAAGAAACTCCATTAATAGGATATGGATTTCCAGAAAATGTAACATTTCCAGAAACTGTTAAAGATGAAGAAGCTACTGCTGGTATAATATTTCCAGTAATAACTTGTCCTATTAAACTTGAGCTAGAAACTGCTGATATAGTAGCTCCAACATTTGCAGTATAAGCACCAACTGCACTTACAGATGAAGCAGCGGCAACAGTAGCAGCTCCATCTCTATATGTTCCAGCTGAATAGTTTCCATAGCCATATTCACCAGAACCATAAGTATCAACAGGCATAGCAGCAGTTAAAGCTAATATTGATGATGAAGTAGATTGAATATGTCCGCTATCTGTTATAGCCCACTCGCCATAAACATTAACACCATATTGACCATAACCATATTGTCTAAGAGCATTAAATCCAAAAGAAGATGAAGCTGTTATAGTCGCAGAAGCGTTTGTTACAGCCCATTCGCCATAAACATTTGTTCCATAAAATCCTTGACTATAGTTACGAGTTGGCATTGAAATTCCTTATGTTAAATCAATATCTAAATCACCAGCTGGTACTCTAAACACATCACCAGTTGATATTGGTTTAGAAACAGATAAAGTTCCTACTGCATATAAATTACCGCTTGTTGAAGCATCTAGCACACCTACTGCTACAACTGTTCCATAACCAGCTGTTGCTGTTGGAAACTCGACAGCAACTGTATTAGATGATTGAGAACCAGTAGTTGTAAAAGTTACTGTTTGTCTTGCGTAACCAGTACCAGAGGTTGATACCTCAGTTCCACCAGTACCATCATCATTTGGTGCTACTGTATATAAAGCTAAATACTTTGTTGCGGCTGGTGTAAATGCAGTACCGCTAAAAGTGTACGCTAAAATTTTATTTTCTAAGTAATCCGAAAAGCTCATAATTATCTCCTATTGTAATGCTGTTGCTCTTATTCTTAAAGACGAATCGCCTATTCTAGCGTTAGAATCGGCAATATTAAGGTCGTTGATTAATTTGGTATAAATACCACCCCATACAGCTATCCTCTCATCTTCAACTAAATAAGGCGCAGACTGTAATAATGTTCCATAAAGATAAATGTCAGGAGAAGCGTTTAATAGCCAATTAGTCGTGGTAGTGTCAGATAAAGCGTCTATCTTTCCATAATAAGTTAATTCTCCTGTAAGTGTAGAGTTAGCTGCTGGAACAGGCAGAACCTCTAACTCTTGTCCAACAACTGTATAAACTGCTGGGTCTCCAGTTGCAGAATTTGATTGTCTCAATCTATCAAGTTGTTCGCTAGTAACAAATTGTAATGTTGTTACTGGATTAGTCTCCATAACAAGGTTTACATTTTGTAGCCAATCAGAAGGAACAGCACTATATTGAGAATCGATAGTTGCTGTTGCCCTTTTTATCATTTTTCTGTTTCGTATTTCTCTATTAAACTGGGCTTCTGCTAATGTTATAAAATCAGGAATAACGGCTGTTAGGTCATCCCTCAAAAGCCAGCTTGCTATAGAAGATTGAAGTTGTGTATAATTTGTAATAGCCATTAAACATTCCCCTCTCTAGTTCTAAAATATTTATTTTCTGGGTCATTTAACCATTTCTTAATAGCTACTGGGTCATCTAGTATACCCTTCGCTTTTAAATCATAATAAACCACCATAGGGATAGAAGCGACTTTGTTCCAATCACCCCATTTAGTTCTTTTATCGGTTTGTTTAAGTTGTTCTTTATTATCATTTATGATTGCTGTTACGTCTTGTTCTCTTGATAAAACGAAATGATGGTCATTATTACCAGTTACATCTTCTTCAAAAGTAAAATTGTTTGAAATTTTAGTTTCGTGGTCAAAACTTATAAGTCTTTTTTTTGTCATATTCAGTTCCTATGGGGAAGGTTTTTACACCCTCCCCATACCTATTCTGATTTAAGCGTTTGTTAAGTCCGCAATAACTCCAAGAGCTGCTTCGTTCTTAACTTTTAGACCATACTCAACAAGTAACATTCTTTTCTCTGCATCACCTGTTTTAGCAAGTTCAATACTTTCGATAGGTCGAAGTATGCAAGTTGCATAAAACTCAGGGTCAAGCACAAATGCGTCTCTGTCTCTTTGGAATCTATTAGGCACGATATTTACTGTACCGAAATCTGATACATAAATGTCAGCTGCACCAATAATAACTCCAGCTTCTGGTTTTGATATTTCATAACGATTAGCCGCAATTCCAGCAAAGCCAGAAACTACTGTTTTGTTATGACCACCAACCATAAGCATTTTTGGTGTTCCGCCTTGATTCCAAACTTTTTCAATTACGTCATTAAGCATATCTATTGTAAAAGCTCTTTTATTAGCATTAGTTGAATCACCAGCTGCATTATTAACAACACCACCAGCTACTGTTGGGTCTGTACCGCCAGTACCTCTGCTAGAGTTTGTTTTTAGCCATGCTGGTAAACCAGCTGTTCTTCTAGCTGTACCAGTTCCACCGCCTACTGCTACTTGGTTAGCAAGTAAAGTATGCTCTTGGTCTCTTTTTAATTCTTGACCCATTTTGGTGATTTGGTAAGCAAGCTCAGAAGTACGACCAGCAGCGTCAATAACAGACAAGTTGTCTGCTAGGATGATTAACTTTCTGGAAATATTTGTGTAATTTCCGATTCTGCTTGTTGGCTCTGTTGCTGGGAAAGTTGCAATATCATCACCATCAATGTGATAGTTGTGAGCTGCATTTGCTAGGGAATCTGTTTGCCATTCAAAGAATGTATTTCTTACAGTTTCTCTACCACCATTTGACATAAATGGTGTTTCCTCTGGGCTAATATTATAAATAATATTAGATAGTTCTTCTCTGATACCTATTGAAGCGTATCTTGTGAAGGTATTTGCAATGATTGTCATTGGTTTAGTTCCTTATAAATGTTTATTCGTTTAACAACATAGAAACGGCTTGATGTGCGTCTTGCCATTTCCCACTCTTTTTTAAGTTAGAGGTCGCTTTCTTAAATTTATCTTGAACTTTTGGTGCTAGTTTCGCTCCACTTTTCATAACCCTAGTTCTTTTTTGTGGGTTATTTTTTTGGTTAGAAACCTTTCTTTTGCCTTTATCATACAACATTGCTTTTCGTAAAACCTTAACGTGGTCAGCTTTTACTAGAGCAGAAACTTCTTCTTCGGAAACTCCTTGATTTATAAGATACTTCTTTAAATCTTGTTGTTCCTTTGCTGCTCTCTTTTGGTCTTTCCATTCTGGAATAACCTCTTGTAGCCTCTGAGCTTCGTGAGAAAGCAAGGTTTTATATTGTTCCATTTGCTCTCTTTGTTCAATCTGGGCTACCCTTTGCTTTTCAGCTTGTGCAGCTTGAAGTTTTTCATTCTTCGCTTGATTAAAACGATTCCACTCATGTTGTTGTCTGCTGGCTTCAATGGGGTCTGTTTCATACAGGGTGTCCCAATCAGGCTCTGGCTGAGAGTCCATATTCTTTATTTGGCTCTCTAATGCACTCAAAAGTTGGACATA